ACACTTGACATATTTAGCCGACTATGTGCAAGTGCAAAAGATAGAAATGAAAAAAAGGAATAGGTAATGAATAGTTACAATTACAGCTACAACGTTCTCATAAACCGACTAGAAGCATTTGCCGCTGGTCACTTGCTTATCAAACGGTTCACGCATGGTCAGATAGACCTTGCCGACATGGATCAAAATGAGCAGTACCCATTCATGCACGTTGTGCCTAATAACATCAAACCTGTGGAAGGCGGTATGCAGTTTGATTTTCAAATCTTATTTGCAGACATACCACGCGACAAAGAAACCAAAGCAGAATACCAGCGCGAAGTCATCAGTGATTGTGTGCGTCTTGCACAAGACTTAATAGCCGAAGTAAAGAACGGTCTAATCTTGTTTGGCTTTGATGTGCAACTAGTCACGCCACCTGTTATTGAACCATTCGTTGAAGAATACAAAAACACTTTGACGGGTGTCTCGTTTAGCTTGCAGCTCGAAGTTCCATGGGACTGGAGCGCGTGTGATATTCCTGCTGTGTGGTCAGTTGGTGGTACGTCATCGGGCGGCACTGGCAATGCGTACGGCATCACGCTTAAAACAAACGGCGTAAACAATGCGGTGCAAAACATCTTGGACTTAGTTGCCGGGACAAACGTAACCATAACAGATAACGGTGATGGGTCAGTAACGTTTGATGCAGCAGGTGGAGGTGCTACGGTTCTTGTGTCAACTGAATTCAACGTCAATCACACCACAGCCACAGGCAATCAATATGTAATCGGCGACCGTGTATGGTACAACGGCAACGTGTATGCGTGTATAGCTAACAACGATTCACTACTGCCAACGAATGCGGCCTACTGGACATTGCAAGGTGCAGGTTTTAGACTACGTCAAAGCCCCGTAGATTGGAATGCAACAAGTGGCGATTACCAAATACTTAACAAGCCAACTATTCCAAGCCCGCAAGGTCTGCAAGATGTAATTACTACGGACGCTACATTGACAACTGATAACACAATTGACTGCGCGACGTTTGGACTTACCATATCCGATACATCAAACTTTGAAGTAAACTCAACTAATAAAGTCAATCTAGATGTAAATGGCACAGCTACTTTTGAAATTGACACGAACTCTGTGACTTCACAAAAGGTTACAGGGACAATTCAAACACAAGTAATAGTTGACACAACGAAGGCAGCGATAGCTGCAACTGATTCAAGTGCATCAAACACTACGTCGTTATCATTGCTACCAAACTCGGCACGATTAGTAACGCCCAACGTTAATGATTCAGTAGCTACGGTAGGGCAGGTGTTGACACTTAGCAACGCTGCCACAGGTGAAGTTGAATTCACAACAGTTGGTGGTGGTAGTGGCACAGTGACCAGCGTAGCACTTACGATGCCTTCCGCATTTGCTGTAACAGGTTCGCCCATAACAACGGCCGGGACGCTCGCAGTCACAGGCGCAGGTCTTGCAACGCAATACGTTCGCGGTGATGGGCAGCTAGCCAACTTCCCTACAACAAGCGGCGGCGGTTCATCGGTTAGCTACTACCTCAACGGCTCAATCAATCAAGGTGTGATAGGTGGCAGCACTTACTACCAAATGAGCAAGACTGCAGTGTTTGGAGCAGGCACTGACTTCACACGAACCAATGCCGCAGGCAACGGATTAATAGCGCAGTTCATCACAGATGTCAATGATCCAAATGTGTTACTTGTGCCGGGTGGTAACTTCAACCTTGAACTATATTTTAGTGCATCATCAAGTGGTGGCTCGCCTTCATTCTACGTTGAGTTGTACAAGTACGATGGCAGCACATTCACGCTATTAGCTACGGATGTTGCAACGCCTGAGGGTATTACTAACGGTACTACCATCGACGCATATTTCACAGCTCTTGCAGTACCTCCTACGGTTATGACTTTAACTGATAGACTCGCGCTGCGTGTGTTTGTTACAACCTCAGGACGGACGATTAAATTGCATACGGAGGACTCGCATTTATCGCAAGTAATAACAACTCTTAGCACAGGTGTTAATGCAATCAATGGCCTCACAGCACAGGTACAAAACTTAGCCACAGGCACAGCAGGAACTGACTTTGCAATAAGTAGCGCAGGAAGCACACACACATTCAACCTGCCCACTGCATCAGCTGCAAATCGTGGTGCGTTAAGCAGTGCTGACTGGTCAACATTTAATGGCAAGCAAAACAGCATCGGATTGACTACGGTAGGTACTAACCTTGCCACACTGCCCGACCCTAGTGCTGTGCGTTACTTGCGCATTAATGCAGACAACACTGTTAGCGCATTGACACTTGCACAATTAAAGACAGACCTTTCACTAGGTTCAGATATTTCGGTTGTGCTAGGTTCAAACGTGACTAACGTAGGAACTACTTTTGAAGATGTCACAGGCCTATCCTTTGCGGTTACAGCGGGCAAGACATACAAGTGGCGTGCTACTATTTCATTTGCTCTTGTATCGGGCACAATTATGTTCTCAAGTAATGGCCCGGCAACAACTATAAATACCGCACGATTTACAATAGCAACAGGAACAGTGAGTAATGGTATCAGTAACCAATTAACTTACGATTCAGGGACAAACGTAGTGGGAGCAGGTAACGCATTAGTGACCGCTGATGGCATTGTTCGCGTAAGTGTATCAGGCACTTGGACAATACGATTCAGATGTTCAGTAGGTGGTAACTTAACAGCAAGGGCAGGTAGTGTTCTTGAATATGCAGAAGTATTATAATGGACGAATACGAGGCACTACTAAACGAATATGCGGCAACAGTTGTCGAGCGTGCGCAAAGTAACCTGCGCATCAAACGCCGCGTGCGTGGTAAGGTGGTGAACCGTGTTGCATCGGGCAATTTGCTCAACTCGCTCACTTATAAACTGCGCATACGTTACAACAAGCCTACAATTGATTTCACAGTAAAAGGTGATGCGGGAAGGTATGCAGATGTGATTGAGTATGGTAGAACACCCGGTGCGAAGATGCCACCTGTTAAAGCGATTGAGCAGTGGATAAGAATCAAACCACTCAAACTACGTAACAGACAAGGCGAGTTCATCAAGGCTACCGAAAGTGCAATTAAATCAGCAGCGTTTGCCATTGCCAAAAGCATTGGCGAAAATGGTATTGAAGGCATCAACTACTATCAAGACGCAATCAATGATACATGGCCCGATTACAGTGAGCAGTTATTTCAGGCATATGCCAAAGGTGTTGAACAAAGATTTCTACTTAACTTAAGATAATGGCAATAACTATCGAAGACCAGCCGTATGCGTGGAGCGCAAGAGGGCAAAAGCTTATGATTGTGGCGTCGAGTGATGAGACCGCGCAAGACGGTTTTCAGTACGGCGTAACCGTGACCAACAACACCACAACGCAGGTGTTTAACTTTTACATCTCACCTGCAATTGATGACCGTTTGTATTTTGATTTGCAGTCACTCATTCAACTGCGTAATGAAGAAGCGCAAGGAACGCAACTGCACAACTTAGATACTGGCACGCTCGATGACACATCGACTTGGAATAGTCTTGACTTTTCAATCGCTGAATGGTGGATAGTTAGCGGCATACTAACTGAAGCGGAAGGCAGCAGTGTAGATGGGGATGAGATACTTGTAGACAATCAATACTACCAGCCAACGGACGGATACAAGCCTAACCCCGAAACGGGCGCAGCAAATGTCAAGTTTTCCTTGACTAATGCATCTTCACTTGTAATGAGTGATAGACCCATCACAACAAAGTACCCGCCCATCTTTGCTACATGGGGAGTAGCAGCGGGAAAGGTTGCAATTGCAGTACGCGAAGAAGATTATGGATTGCTATATGTACCGGGCAATGCTGACTATCTAAGCAACAACGGTGCGCATTCAGCTACGGTTACTATGTTTCCTGCTACTGGCTTTGGTGTGGCAAGTGATATCGTTTTGAATGATTACAACGTTGAGGGCTTGCCTGTTTTTCCTGCGAACCTTAACGATCGCACAGGGGTATTCTTGCCGAAGCCAAATCTATTCCCAAACTGGAAATACTACCGCGTGCGTATCAATAACAGTTCAAGCAATCAAGTATCGGCTGACTATATCTTTTGGAATGAATGCGTGTACGGTAACTGTGAATGTAATTGGCCAAACGTTCGCCTTGCATGGGTAGGTGCTCGCGGCGGTTATGAATACTTCAACTTCAAAAAGAAATCAGAATACACTACCGAGGTTGACCGCAAAATATACAAGCGTCCGCTGTTCAATAGTTCACCAACTATCTTCTACGCAAACGACCGTGGCCTTAACCAGCGCACTAACTTAGCGCAGCGTGTATTGACCGTGACTAGCGACTACATCACACAAGATGAATTCATCTACCTGCGTGGATTGATTGTAAGCAATCAGGTCCACTTAATAAATGATGACGGCAGCTATGTATCTGTAAACATTGATGACACATCCTACGTTGAAAAGCGCACCTACGATGGCAAGCTATACAACGTGACACTCAAAGTAAGAATGGCAAACGAATACTGGACATAACATGAACGGCGAAGTAAGTTTAATAGTAAGAGTTGAAGGCGCAGGTGGCCCGGGTAATACCGTTATAGATAACACGGGTGGCTATACCGAATTTGGTACGTATACAATTTTTATGTCAGGTGATATGACTGTGTACATTGGTCACTATGTCCAAATCACTTCAACCTTGACTGGTGTTATTGGAACCTTTGAACTTGCAACAGCTTCATATGATGGCACAACATGGAGCACTGTGACATTTGTAGATTGGACACCTATTGAGGTTGAATCACTAACGTATCAAATTTATAGCCTTGCATCTGCATCACAAGAATACTATCTAGACCTATTCGAGAACGAAAGCATCAGCCAAAATTGGCGTTATACTGACCTGAACAACTTCACGTCACTTGGTGCATTCAGCCGCGAGTTTCGCGTGCCTTATACCGACCGCAATCAACTTGCACTGGGTGCTTTATTTGATGTCAACTATGATGGCGGCATCAACAATTACTTTCACTACAAACTGCCTTCGGAGATTCGCGTTGATACGCTGCCTATCGCTAAAGGTTACATCCGTGTGCGCAAGGTCTACCAGCAGCAGGGCAAAATCAATGAGATTGAATTAGCGTTCTATGCAGAAACGCCTGACCTATTTAAGACAATCGGCGAAAAGAAACTTAAAGACCTTAGCGACCTGCCCAATCTCAACGAGGTTGTCATGTATGATAATGTCACAATTACAACATCCGAACGCGTTTGGTCGTTGATTGATCGCGGGCAACTTTGGAGTGAACAAGGACAACCCGGCACGCGAAGAATTAGCGATTCAACCACGCCGTTATTTGCAGTTGATTTAACACCTGCTGTAAGATGGGACTATTTGCTAGAACAAATCATAGCAGATGCGGGCTTTGAACTTGAAGCTACATCATTGCTAACTATCCTCGCAGGCTATCACATGCCGTGGATAAACAAAAGTTTTTTAGATACTGATGACTTAGGTAGTCAATATGCGTTCAGGGGTTATAACGCTACCACGATATCATTGCCAAGTGCAAGTGGAGTTATATCTAACTTTTTAACGTATAATTCGCTTACAGAAGCATTTGACAACAATAACAATTTTGATGGACCAACGGGAGTATATACCGCGCCTGCTGGAGGTTTATATACATTTCACTTTGCATTCCCAGTGCAGACTACTGGCTATACAGGAGCAGGTACGCATACAAGATTTTTAGTTTACTTTACAATAGATGGTGTTGATTTTTTCCATACTGACTTTTTTTATCAGACATCTTTAAGTATTGATTTCTTTTATGGTTTCAACTTTCCTACTGGCACTACTTTACAAGTCAAGTTTCGCAGGGAGATAGGATATTATAGTGCCTTAGATAACGGATGGATTGTTGCGGGTGATGGTACTGTATCAGTTTTAGCAAGTACTGGTGATTTAGGTGCTGCTATGTTTGAATTGGTGGGTACAAAGTTTAAGTACGGATCAACATTCATTTACAATCTTAACGCACCTGACATGCGTCAGATTGATTTCTTAAATGATGTGATTAAGATGCATAATTGTGCCATTGTTGCTGACCGCACAAATCCAAACAAAATAAGCATTGTGCCATACAATAGCTATGTAGGCAGTGGCAATCAATTAGACTGGAACGCAAAGCTTGACATCAGCAAAGACATCACCATCTACGCTACCACAGAACTGCAAAAAAACAAAACCACATTTACTTACACAGCTGGTGAAGACTATTTAGGAAAGCTATACAAGGACAATAACCGTACTTACGGTGAATATAAGGCCGAAGGTTACACGGTGAATCCTGATGTGCCTATCAGTTCATTTGTGACGGGAGATAACACTGTGCAACTCATCACACGCAGCACACCATCGGGCAATATTCCCGGCACACCGTATCCAATTCCGCAATTCATAAACAATCAAAACGAGTTTGTTGTGCCTGGTCCGCGTGCATTATTTGCTTCAACGGCATTTAATATTCAATTATTTGATGATAGCGTAGGAGTTGAGGCTGCTGTGCTGACTGCTGTATCAAGCCTAACAAATTACAGCGTAGCACAAGCTACGATTACCGACTTTGACTTAAACTTTGCGCCTGAGATTCCACCGTTTCAGATTAACGCTAACCCATACAACAACCTGTTCAACTTGTATTGGCGTAATGCGATGAATGAATTGTATTCGCCCAATGCGCGAATCATGGAGGCATACTTTGCGCTTGATTTGACTGACATTCTCACCTTTCAGTTTAGCGATATTTTGTACGTCAATAACGCACAGTGGCGCATTCTTGAGGTTAGCGATTACAAGGTTGGTCAGTTTGAGTCAACCAAAGTAAAGTTGATTAAATACATTGACAGTGAAGCAGACTGTTCAGGCACACCTGACTCAATCAACATCAATGGCACTGTAAACTTTATTGACGGGGCAGGTGACCCAGTAGCAGCCACACAAAGTTGTTGTGTGCGTTATGGCTATGAATGGAGTGAAAGCGATGGGGAGTGCTATGCGTTCAACAATCAAAGTGATAGACCAACCAACGGCATCACAGGAACCAATACAGCACCAATTCCACGCAATGCAACTACCCAGCCTATTGATGGTAATTCACGCAGCTTACAAAAAGGTGTTGAACTATCAATAGCAGATGGCAACAACAACATGCTTGCCGTAGGTGATGCATTAAAGTTGACAGAGCCTGTACGCGGTAACACCATGCTTGGCAAAAACGTACTAACTACTTTGCCGGGTATGCACGTTGGCGGTGGATGGAAGCTTGATGATCGCACACAAGCCGAAGGAGGTACGCAGTACGGTGTGATTTTATTTGGTAGCAAGGATGTGCTAGCAACTAGTGGTGATATCATTCAGCCAACAGTTGAGAATACAGCCGCGCATTTGAATATTCCCGATGATAGCTTTTGGTCTGTGCTGTTACATGTCAACGTTACGGACATTGCAGGGTCAACAACCTACAATGGCTTGCACATGGTGACGTTTCAAAAGGTGGGCAGCATTGCCGCATCAACAGGTGTGATTCTTATCAATGAAGATAACGGATTTGGGACGGTAAACTTTGCAATCAACATCGACACTACAACCAACACCGACGAACACCGGATTGAGATTGTAACAACGGGCACAGGATATACCTACATATTCTTTACAACAGTAACACTAACATATACAGCAGTACGATGAGCACACAAATCAAGCACAGCATTGACTACATCAAAGCAGGAATTGCACCTAACAAGAAACACAACAAAGCATTGAAGCCGTGGCAACGTAAGCTATGGAACATCACACTTTGGACGTGGCGTCTATTCCTGTTATCACTTATTGCAATCGCTATATATAACCTATTTTAAACATGGCTGATACTATTGTAAAATCGTTTGTAATTGACACCTCAAAAGCGGAGCAGAATCTGCGCAGTCTTGACACTGCCAGTGCTGCCACGCAGGCCTCATTAGACCTGTTGTACAATCAACTTGTGCAACTCGATGCGCAGTTGAATGGGCTTGACCCAAGCAGTGAAGCGTTCGCAAATGTCAACACGCAGATTCAAGCACTAGAGACAACTATCTCAAACATTGAAACTGGAGGCATTCAAAACATCGGCAATGCAATAGATGATATTGATACGGCAAAAGTCAAAGATGTAGGCGATGCCATTCAAAGCATTGACACGGGTGATGCAGCACGTAACATCGAAAATGTAGGTGATGCAATAGAACAAGTTGTTGCGCCCGTAGATCAGTTAGCAAATGCAACGGGTGAACTCAACACGGAATTAAAAGATACAAAGGTTGATACTAGCAATCTTGACGCGGCGGCGGGTGAATACAAGGATTTAGCAGTAACGCAGGAAGAAGTTGTAACATCATCCAAATCATTAAAGGCGCAGCTCCGTGAATTACAGGCACAGCTCGCAGCGACTGACCCTGATTCAGCTAAGTACCGCGAACTTGCACAGGCGGCGGGTGAATTAAAAGACCAAATAGCGGATGCGGCTGAAGCAGTAGGTACACAGGCAGGCGGTGCGTTTGAGCGTGTGAGTGGTTCACTTGGATTGGTAACGGGCAGGCTTGCAAATCTTGACTTTGCCGGTGCTGCTGAAGGAGCAAAGTTATTTGCCACAAATTTGGGTGCGGTCAAACCTGCTGAATTAGCCAACGGTCTTAAGAATGTCGGTTCCACTATTGTATCGGTAGGAAAGGCACTATTAACTAATCCATTATTCTTATTGGGTAGTGCGGTTGTTTTGATTATCACTAATCTTGACAAGTTAGCTAATGTCATTCCGGGTGTTGGTGCTGCATTAGAAGCGATTGGTAATGTGGTATCATTTATTGTTGATGGTGTCAAGTCTTTAAGTGATGCAATCCTAGGTACTGAATTCATTGCAAACGATGCTTTGAACAATAGTCTTGCACAACGAGACAAGGCGTTGAAGCAATTTGATCAACAAGAAAAAAGAGCCGTAGCCAATGCCAAAAAGAACGGTGAGGATGTTGCGGCGGTTGAGGAAAAATATGCGAAGGAGCGCATCCAAACATATCAAAATATAATTGATAAGGCGGCATATCTAACTAGTCAAGGTGTCAAGCTAACCGAAGACCAAGTCAAAGGAGTAGAAGAAGCTAATGCTGCTTTATTTGATATCGAGACACAACAGATACAAAAGCAGGCTGAACTTGCTGAACAGGCAAGACGTGAGGAAGAACGCAAAGAACAAGAGGCAGCTGCGCGAAGAAAACAAAACGCTGAGAAAAGAGCCGCTGATGAAAAGGCTCGAAGAGAAAAAGAATTAGAAGACCAGCGCAAAGCTTTAGAAACATATTACAATGGCATCGCTGCTTTGGAGGATGAGCAGTTTGAAAAGACGCTAACCCAAAGTGAAAAAGAGGAATTAGCGATTACTAGAAAATATGAAAATCTTTTTGCGGCTGCCGATGCTGCTGGTAAAGACACTAAGGATTTACAAGCAAGATTGAATGCCGAACTGTTGGCATTACAAGAAAAGCAAGCACAGGACGAAATTGCCAAAGAACAAGAAAAGGAAAGAGCAAAAGCAGAGGCAAAGATTAAAGCTAGCCAAGACTATTATGCGCAGTTGGCTCAACTTGAAGATGCGGAATTTGAATCTACATTGACTTCATTTGAGAAAGAAGAACTTGCCATAAATCAAAAGTATGAAGCGTTGTATGCTGCGGCAGATGCCGCTGGTATTAGCACGCTTGAACTGCAAAAGAAACAAGCAGATGAACTAGCCGCTGTTCAAAAAAATGCTGCTGATGAAGCTGTAAGAATAACGCAGGAAGAAGAAGCAAAGAAGGTAGCAACACGTCAAGAATCGTTTCAAAAAGGACTTGAGCTTGCACAAAGTGCTATTAGCGTATTACAAGCATTCAGTGATGCGTCAACAAAGAACAATGAACGCGATGCAAAAAAGAAATTTCGCACAGACAAAGCACTAGCCATTGGTGCTGCAACTGTTCAAACTGCATCCGCTGTTACCGGTGCATTAACGGCAGGTGGTAACCCAATCAAACTTGCTACTGGTCAGCAGTTCTTTGAAGCATCTATTGCAGCTGCATTAGGTCTTGCCCAAATTGTCAAGATTAAAAACTCGCAGTTTGGTAGCACGGGAGGTAATGACAGCAGTACACCCCCACCATCAGTAGGAGGTGGCGGAGGTGGTAACGAATCGCAACCAGCACAGTTCAACCCATTAGCTTCACAGTTCATACAGAACCAACCTGAACAAATAACGCCGCGTGCATTTGTCCTTGCAGGTGATGTATCATCACAGCAGGAAGTGCGCGAAAAGGTACAAGACTTGGCACGACTTGGATAATTAAAACTAACTTTGTAACATGGAAAAAAGAAAAGTAGTAAAATGCGTAATCGATGAAGAAGGTCGACTAGGCATAACCGCGATGGGCTTAGTTGATAGCCCCGCAATAGAAGAAAACTGGATTGCACTCAGCAAGATGCAGCTTAGCGCATTGAATGAAGAACGCCGCATGCTATACGGTGCTGCGCTTATTCCGGATAAGGAGATACTGCGCTATGATGAAAAGGGTGAGCCGTACTACGTGTACTTTGAAAAGGCCACAGTGAGTGCTATCGCGCATCAGTTCTTCAAAAAGAATTTGCAACACACCACCAACTTGCAACATGAGATACCAGTCACGGGCGTGACCGTTGTCGAGTCATGGATTAAAGAGGGCAAGATGGATAAGTCAATGCAGCTAGGATTGTCTGAACTTCCCGATGGCACATGGTTTATCGGTACGCATGTGGATGATGACGGCGTGTGGCAAGATGTAAAAGAGGGCAAGGTTAAAGGTTACAGCATTGAAGGATTTTTTAACGAGGTTGGCGTGGCAATGAGTGGCGTGAAGAACTACGAGGCTGAACTTCTTCTTGAGTTAGATCACTTGCTTAGTAAAGTAAATCCATCCAAATGAAAATAAACGCGGTTAAGTTCAAGGACAAAAAGTCCTTTGACAAAAACAAAACAAAGAAAAATGTTAAGGCATCGTTTGATGCTTTCGGCATTGTAGTCTTTGAAGATGAAAAGCCTGTTACACCTGATGCAACTAAGGTGTGTCAAGTGAATGAAGTGGACAGGTCACTAGACCAAATCGCTTCGGGTCTTGCAATTGTTATCTGCAGTGACCTCAAAATAGGGGTTGAGTTATTGACGCTTAGGCAAGTCAACATTGTTGAGACTTTTGAATCAACCAAAACATTGTTTGTTGAAGTGCCTGCTTTTGAAAAATTCAATGACTTCTATGAATCGCTGATGCGTTACGCATGTTTCATCAGTATTGAGCCTGACTATATCCAACCATTCGAGGCTAATGCAGAAATGACTATTGCACAGCAATGGCATTTGAATTTGTTCAAGGCACAGGACGTTTGGTCACTCATCCCGGCTGATGCATACGGTGAGGTTGCAGTGCTTGACATTGCGTGTGATGTAGACCATGAAGATTTGCAAGGCACTATTAGCGACAAGTCATGGAACTGCGTGTATGATACAGCCGATGTGCGTCCGATTAGCGAGAATGAAAAGCATGGCACACCATGTAGCGGAATCATCTGCGCTAAGACTGGCAATGACACAGGCGTGAGTTCAATCGGTAACAACAAACTGAAAGTGCAATTCCTGCACATCGGTATGAACTCAAACAGCGGCGGCGGTTTCTTTACATCAGATACAATCGTAACACGTGCCGTGAACAAAGCCATTGCTAATCCTGCATGCAGTGCAATCAGCATGAGTTGGGGAGGTGGTAATACATACCCCATGTTTGCTAATGCGTTGACACTGGCAAAAAACACAGGCCGAAACGGAAAAGGTATTTGTGTATTTGCATCTAGCGGTAATCAATATGCAGCAAGCGTAAACATTAACCCAGCATCGCTTTCAATGGTACATGCCGTTGGCGCATCGGCACAAAACAACACACGCGCTGGATTCTCAAACTATGGAACAAAACTTTTTGCAGCGGCTCCGGGTGTGGGCCTACCAACTACTGACCGTAGCGGAGCGTCAGGGTACAACACTACGTCGAATTATACTAACTTCAGTGGAACATCTGCCGCCTGTCCTGCTATGGCTGGCTGTGCTGCTGCTATTGTACTTGCTAATCCTGCACTAACTGAAAAGCAGGTAACGGACATCATCGCATCTACTGCGATTAAGAGTGGCGGTTATGTTTATGATGCATCGGGCAGGTCGCTAGAACTTGGCTACGGCGTTGTTGATTTGTACGCGGCTGTTGTCGCTGCAAAAGGTAGCACGGGTGAACCAACTCCACCACCTGCTGAAACAGTTAACCTGTTTGGCACTATTGCATCACCTGCGTCAACGCTTCAAGGCTCGCAAGTAACACTAACTTACACCGTGCAGCTTTACAAAGTGCGCACAGTAGACACAACGACCAACATTGCTGCCGAGTTCGTCCGTCCTGATGGATCTAAGTCAACTTTCTACACGGGCAACGTAACGATCGCGAAGGGCCAAACCACATTCACGAGCTCACTAGTCTACAACATCCCAAACAATGTCACGGGCGTGGGTAAGTTTAACTTGTACATTGACGTGCAAGGTGCAATAGAAGAAAGCAACGAAAGCGATAACAGCGCAACCACTGCAATCAATATCACCGCACCAATTCCAGTTGGCAATTTGGATTTAGAATGCATCTGCACAGGTTACACTTGGCTTGCGCCTGACCGTGTGCGCATGGGTATTCGCGTAACAAATCGTGGTGCTGCTGTCGTGACTAGCTATAAATTGAAATGGGAGTTCGCAGGACGCACTGGCACATGGGATATTGCACGCACATTGAACACTGGACAAAGTGCATCGACTGGAAATGTGATGTACCCATCTGCTAGCACTACATGGCCGCAAACATTCAAAGTATCAGTGGTAAGTGTGAACGGACAGCCGGATAATAATCCTGCAAATGATGTTGGCACTTGCGTGGTAAACGCGATGTGATTATATTCGCAACCTCTCGAAAGAGTTTTGGTTTACCAGTTAAAAGTATTTAGGGTTTAAGCAATAAAAAGGGAAGCTAACGAGCCTCCCTTTTTTGTTGTGTTTACCCAAAGACACAGAGCCGTACGTATTCGGCAATGGTTGTCCCTGTCTGCTTAGCTGCTTTTGTGACTGCCTTCATTTCTTTCTCAGTCAGTCGTGCGCTCACTCTTTGTGTGCGTGGTTGTGGTTCTTGTGCTT